AACCGCTTGCGGAATAATCTGCTGACCATTGAATTGCCCATCGTTGCGGAGCATCTCGCCAAAGCGCGCCAGGTCGCGCAGACCAGTGTTCAGGCCGCCACCGGCAAACGGGGTGCCGATTGAATCCACTGTGAAGTACGCGTCCTGTTCCGCGCCAAGTCGGCTCCAGATACGCTCTGACAGCAATTGGGCAACGTTACGCCCGCTGACGCGGGCGATCACCCAGCCCAACACGTCCGTATTGATGGTTTTGTAGCTGAATGCGACGCCGTGCTCGCCTTCCAGTTGCACGCTTTGCAGAAATTCGTAGTACGTCCTCGGGCCTTTGTAGTCCTTGGGTTTTGGTAGCGGACTGCCCGCCTTGGCATGGGCCCAGACCTCGGCATTCGGATCTGCATAGTCTTCGCTGTACTTGAGCCCGGTGGTCATGTCGAGCACCTGACGCACGCTGGCGTTGGCGAAGGCAGAGTGGCCCAGTTCGGGGACGTAATCGACGACCGGTTTGTTGGCATCGATTCGGCCTTCGGCCACCAGAGTGGCGCCCAACGTGCCAACCACCGACTTGGTCACCGACATCGCCCCATGCTGGCCCTCTGGCGTGAGCACGCCAAAGTAGCGTTCATAAACGATTTTTCCGCGGTGCAGCACCAGGATCCCATCGGTGTAAGTGGCGGCCAGCGACTGCTCCCAGCTCATCGCCTGCTTGGCACCGATGGGGGTGAAACGCAGGCTGTCGATATCGCTGCGCAAGGCCAAAGGCAGCGCCACGGGAGCGCCAAGGCCACGGGATACGTTGATGGTGGGCATCAGTTGACGAAAGTTCGACACGCTCCAACGCATGGCCGGGAACTGAAAGTAGCTGCCATCTTCAAACCGCACCGTGCGCTCAGCGGGCGGCGGCGAACCCACCATCCAACCCAGTTTTGCCGGGTCACTGGCGGCCGCATCGGGAAAGCTGGGTTGTTTAGCAGCGCACGCGATGGCTGAGCAAAAAGCTAGTAAAAGAGCAGGTGTACACCGGGCGAGGGGGCGGCGGAAAAACTGAGGCATAGGCATGTCGTCGATTCCTTTCGAAAGGCCGGAAGTTTAACAGGCCAAACCCTGCTTGCTTGGCGACTACTGATTATCGATAGGCACATGATGCGCGCCGAGTAATGCGCGGTTGCCTGCAGGGTTTTCAGACTCGGATCTCGTTTGATCTCAGCCTGCACCTGGTGAACGTTAAAACTCTTTAAAATCAGTTGGTTGCGGAGTATTTCGCATGTTAAGCTGCGCAAATTGCGAAAACCATCAATGAAGTCACTTCCAAACCGGCGACGGTACGAGGCGTGCAAAGCACCACATTGTCGGACGAATTCTGTAGATCAATGATTTGTGGAGCTTTTTTATGACGAAGAAGTCAGGGTGCGAGATGACCGAAAGGCCTCTACGACCTTGCTTCAGTGCAAAGGGATGTATATATTCCTCCCCTTGCCGCAACTGCTCCGGAATGGCTTGATCCTGATTAACCCCTTCTAGATTGCTGCATAGCGCTACCGCCCGAATGGCGAAACTGGTAGACGCATGGGACTTAAAATCCCCCGCTCGTAAGGGCGTGCCGGTTCGATTCCGGCTTCGGGCACCATATTCGATTCTCAGGCCTTATCAAGCCTTCTCAAAAAGCCCCGCCAGCCTAAGCCTGCGGGGCTTTTTCGTTCTCAGCTCTTCTCAACAATTCTCACCACTTCTCATATTTTTTAGTACATTGCCCAGCACATCTGAATTCGATTGCCCATGGTGATGTACTAATGCCTCTCACAGATACTGCCGTCAGGCAAGCAAAGCCCAAAGAAAAGGACTACAGCCTTAGCGATACTGCGGGCCTGTCCTTGTTCGTCGCCGCCAAAGGCACGAAAGCGTGGCACTTCCGTTTCTCATGGCACGGACAGCAGCCGCGCATATCCCTGGGCACCTATCCAGAAATCACCCTGAAAGAAGCACGCGAGCGGCGAGACGAGGCAAGATCCCTTATTGCTAAGGGTGTCGATCCTCGGTCGCAACGTCGCGAAGAAAAGCGCGCGGCCAGTACCGGCGCCGTGAAAACCTTCGAGGTTGTGGCCAATGAGTGGCACGCCTTTAAATCGCCGCGGATGCTTGCTGCAAAAAAAGGCGGCGTCACCCAGTCGCGCATGTACCTCGATAAAGATCTGATTCCGGCTCTGGGTAAAATTCCTGTGGCTGACGTGAAACGCTCTGATGTACTAAGCGCCATGCGTCGAGTGGAGGCACGAGGCGCGTTGAATGTGGCGAGAAAGTGCAGAACCTGGCTGAACGAGATATTTCGGTTCGCCATCGCGTCTGACTATATAGAGACGAACCCGGCGTCGGATCTCGACATCGTGGCAATGAAAGAGCCACCAGAAAAGCACAATCCGATGCTGCGACAGACGGAGCTGAAAGACTTTTTGGTAGCGTTGCGCGAGTTCAACGGAGCGAGTTACACAAAAAGCGCGATCCGCATCCTGCTGCTGACCGGTGTTCGAACCGGAGAGTTGCGCAATGCCACCTGGAGTCAGTTTGATTTGGATGGCGCGCTATGGACCATTCCGGCCGAGGGCGTGAAGCAGCTGCAGAAGGTGATCAGGGCAAAGGGAGGGGATAAGGTGCCAGCCTATTTGGTGCCACTCTCGCGGCAGGCAGCTGAAGAGGTGCGCCAAGTTCATGAGCTTACCGGTCGTTACAAGTTGCTGATCCCGGGTCGGAGTGACCCGGGCAAGCCGATCAGCGACGGAACGGTCAATATGGCTCTGAAGCGCATGGGGTATGAAGGCAGGCTGACCGGGCACGGTATCCGCGCCACGATCTCAACGGCCTTGAACGAGATGGGTTACAACGAGGACTGGATTGAGGCTCAGCTTTCGCACGCAAGTTCGAGCAAGGTGCGGAAGACATACAACCACGCGGAATACGTTGAGCAGCGGCGGGGGATGATGCAGGACTGGGCTGACTATCTGGACAAGCTGGAGGGGCTATAGGCTTTACGCCTGCTGACGGGCGGCGGCTCGACTGGCTGCCCATTCCACGACCTCAGAGCGGACCCAGGCCACGGCCTGTTCGCCAACCTTGGCTTGGCGCGGGAATTTTCCCCCGACGGCCATTCGGTAAATGGTTGCGGTGCTGAGTCCGGAAATTCGTCGCACCTCAGGCAGGCGGATGTATTCGATAAACTCTTCGGTTTGAGCGGTATTCATTTGATGCTCCATGCCGCGCGTGGCGGCAGAAGGTGGTTAATCCCAGTCGTGACTGAGCTCAGGGTTGATTGGTGGTGTGCACTGCAGCGTTGCGAGATCCAGCAGGGTGAAATGCCCGTCCATCCATCCAGCTGTGTCGATGTAGTGGACGTTTCCGAGCACGGTCGGCTGGCGCAGTGGTGTGTGGCCAACCACCAAGGCGCGCAGGTCTTCGACGCCGCAGGTCTCACCGTCCTGAATTCGACTTCGGGACCACATGCAGCCGTTCTGCACCAGCTTCAGTCGCTTGTTGCTCTCGGGCGATTCCAGCTCGGCGCGTAACTGGCCCCAAGACGGGAACGGGCAATCTGCGTGCACGATGCCGATGAGTCCATGTGTCGTCTCGACCTCGATGGCGATTGGCAGCTCGGCGAATTGCACGGCGAACTCTTTCTGCTCGAACAGCGACAGCCCCGCAAGCCATGAGCCGCCGTTGTAGACCCAGTTTTCCGCATCGCAGGTGTCGAAGCGGACCACGTAGTCATCATGGTTTCCGCGTACCGGGTGGAACCATGGCTTGTCCAGCCATGCCAGAGCGTCGCGGCACTCGGGCCCGCGGTCGACCAGATCGCCGACGCTGAACAACCGGTCGACTGACGGATTGAATCCAGCAGCATCCAGCGCAGCCTGTAATCGGGTGAAGTGGCCGTGAATGTCACCGACGGCGAAATCCCGGCCAAACGCATTGGCGGCGAAGCGCTTCACGCGCGACACCTCGATAGTTTCGAGCATGCAGAATTCCTCGCCCGCCGTTCACCGGAAGGCTCTTGTGTGGGGTAGGGGTTAGGCTGTTGCTTTGCCGACTTCGGCGGCAACTTCCACAATTGCGCGGCGTGTTGCGGATGGATCGCTCAAAGGCGTTACGTCACGCGAAGCTTCCAAGAAACCACCTGGCACATCAGCCCGGTAGGATTTCCAAACTCGCGCTGGATGAATTGGCATTTCCAGCTCAAGTGCCAGTCGAAAGGCGTCGCCGTCATCGTCCAGCGGATCCCACCAGCCGCCATCGGCTCGCTCAGCCATCACGCCAAAAGCGGACAAAGAGAAGCCGACAATATGGATTTTTGCTGTCTTGGCGGCCATCTCCAGCAGTTCACGATCATTCATCCCCGCGGCCCCTTGTAGCAGTACACGTAGGCGAACCAGGCGAGGGCGATCATGACCGCCTCCCGATTTCAGCGGCAGCCTCGACAATTGCACGACGCGTCGCTGCGAACGGATCGGCGTGGTGATACCAGGTGTGCTCGCCGAATCGCTCGGCATCCACATAGGTGTAAGGCCCGGTATCGCCGTCGAAAGGTTCAACGATATGGATGGCCACGCCCAGGCGCTCCATGCGTCCCATGACCACAGCCAGCCTTAGAGCATCGCCGTCGTTGATGAGCGGGTTCCAGTGAGCGCGGACGCCGGACTTTCCGACTAGGCGATAAGGCCATTTCGGATCACTGCAGGTGCAAGGCTCGATATCGATCCGGGCAGACCTAGCCGCCAGGATGAGCAACGCACGGTCAGCAGCTTGCGTGTCCAGTTTGATTTCTTCAGGCATGACTTCGTCCTTGCCGCTATAGCGGCTGACTTTGAGTTAATGAAAAGTGAGGGAGAGGGCCGAGAATTAAGATTTTCTGGGCGGAGTGAAGATTTTCTGGGTAGTGCGTTAAATTTAATGGGAAAGGGTTTGAAAGGTCTTTGCGAGCAGGTTCACGATAAATGCTCAACTAATCGCGGAGATCACTACATGAACCCTTGCCAGGCATGCATTGAACAGAAAGGGAAAAGCTTCAGAGAGGGCGCTCATCCTGATCTTAGGCAGGTCGAATCTCGAGATTGGCCAAGTGGAGCCATGACCGGGAGCCATACAGATCGCACTTACAAGTGCGATGCGTGCGGCATTCACATGTACTGGACCAACGATAAAATGGTTCAGCGGGCTTGGAGCTGATGCCTCGGAGAAATGTTACGCCGCGAGGCGCTGGTAAAGCTCGATGATGTCGGCGGCGTTGGCGCTGACCAGGGCTTCGGCTTCATCCGGACAAACGCTGTTACCGATCAGCCGGACCTGGTCCGTCTTGTTGATGTCGCGCCATTCTTCGGCGCCGGTGACCGGGTCGACGAACAACCCGCGATCGATGATGTAGTCCTTGTCGAAGCCTTGGGCAGCCTTCAGCTCTGGCGGTTGCAGCATGCGCAAGGTGATGTCCACCAGTACGTAGCCGCCGACCATCACCAGGTCCGCCGGGTCCTTGAAGTGTTCCGGCAGGTGTTCGTGCATGAAGGCGGCACAGCGGCGGGCGCCTTTCAACTGCTCAGGCGTCAGGGTGTCCGGCACTTGCACCACCTCAACCAGTGCGACCCGGTCTTTCGTCGGCAGGGTGTGCATCGGCTCGGTGAGCGAAATGCCGTCCTTCTCGTTCCCGTAGTACTTCACCAGGTAGGCGTTGATCAGGCGCTGATTGGCGCCGGATTGACAGATGGTCGACAGCGGCGAGTCGGCGGCGCGGCCGTCTCCGTCGTAGAACCCGCCGTTTGCCTGCTCGAAGAATGCTGCGGATACCGCGTGATGCCCGGTGCTGGTGGCGACGACGCCAAGCGGTCCGGCAACATCGGCGCCGACGGAGCCTTTCCGCAATGTCACCATGTTGGCTGCGACGAGTGCTTGCTCGCCTCGGTTGGCGCCAGTGACAGTGCGGGCCGGCTCATCAAGCGAGTACCCGCTCCGGTCGCCGTGGTGGGTCAGATGGGTAAGGTGACAGGCAGCCATCGCGAAGTGCCCACCCTTCACCTGTGCGACCTGCGTGCGCAGCGGCTCAACCGCGCTGAAGTTGCGCTGCGAGGACCCGTTTGCACACTCGGTGAGGAACGGTGCTGCCACTGGCTGCACCAAGGCGTGGTGTGTGCCGCCGGCGCTGATGGTCGATAACGCCTCGTCGATGCCGTGGGTGCTGGTATGCGCTTCAGATGTGCCGCGCATTGGAACAATGAATGGTTTCGCGCTGGTCAGTACGTGTCGCCAACAGCCCTTAGCCACGCGGCGCATGGTGTTCACGGCCATTGGCTTATCACGGAAGATCGTGCGGCCCAAGTTGCTCCAGTCGACGCACTCCGCGGCAGTGCGCCAAGGTTGTTGATTGGCGGTCGGAGTCTTGTGGCGCTTCGGTACTGGCCAAACGATCGGCTTGCCATCGCTGCGCGCTACCAGGTACAGACGCTTGCGAATGGTCGGCGTGCCGGCGTTGGCCGCGATGCGCTCACGCCACTCGACGTTGTAGCCAAGGCCGCGCACCAGGCTTTCCACCGGAACGTATTCGCCGATCGATTGCAGGATCTCTGGCATGTCCGGGTGATCGGCGGGGAGACCGGTGCTGAGTGCAGCAATGAATGCCTTGAAGGTCCTGCCGCGCTCGGCCTTGATCGGTTGGCCGTCTTCGTCGATAGGCCCCCAGTCGCAGAACTCTTCGACGTTCTCCAGGAACATCAGGCGTGGCCGGGTAGAGTGTGCCCACCGGACAACGACCCAGGCCAAACCGCGCACGCCTCGATCACGCGGCGCGCCACCCTTTGCCTTGCTGTGGTGGCGGCAGTCCGGCGACGCCCAAAGGATACCGACCGGCTGGCCGCCGGTGGCGTGGACCGGATCCACCTCGAATACATCAGCAACGTAGTGTGCCGTCTGCGGATGGTTGGCGCGGTGCACAGCCAGGGCGATTGGGTTGTGGTTTACAGCCACATCCGGCTCCCGGTAGGCGCGGGCAATGCCAGTACTCGCACCGCCACCGCCGGCGAACAGATCCACCACCAGTTCCTTTTCGAATGGCAGGCCCATGCTTGGCTGGCGGTTGATGAACTGGGGCAATTTCTGTTCTGCGGACATAGGGGATCCTCGCCGGCTGGCGTGATTCGTTGAAGTGGGGTATTTGTGTTCTGCCCGGCATGGAGCCGGATCGAGGAGAAGATAGTGAGTGATTACTGGAATGAGGTTTCTAGGCTTTCAAATGCTTCTGCCGCCGCAAGTGCTGCACTTAAGTCTTTTCTTGAACGTGTGCCAGCGCCAAGGACTGATCAGGAGATAAGTCAGTACGACGAAGCTCTTAATGCAGCACTTTCGGCAACTCATGAGCACTACACATTCTGCGAGGAAAACAGCCGCCCGCGCTGAGGATGGCTACTGCTTTCTGCCAAATAGTAGGCGGCACCCAAGTAGAATGCCGCCTATTTTTCATTTCGGATCGAACGCGCCTAGGGATAGCGCTGCAGCATCACCGATCTTGTCTTGAAGCACGGTCTTGAACTCCTGCGCAATTTTCTCGCGCTGAACCTCTTCCCCAGCCCAGCGCAGTTTCAGCACTGGCTGAGCGCCGCTGGTGATTACCGACACGCGCAGTTGAATCTGCTGTTCGGTCAGGCCTTCGAATGGGATCACGTTGAAGAGTAGGGTGGATGGCAGCGTCTCTTTGCTACGGGCTTCGATCTGATCGAGCGTACTGCGGCTTGCGCTGGTTTCGCCGACGGTGTGGTCAGACTCAGACGCGGCCTTGATGGTGATGGTGCGCACTGCGGCGATAGCCTTGGCGATGGTCATCGTGCCGCCGACTTCATCAGCAGCGGTCAGGAACTGATTCCAGTCTTCAATCCAGTCGCTCAAGTCCTTCTGCGACATGGCGCGCCCACCGATTGCTTGTGCAGCCTTGTAACCGGCAGAAGGCTTCAGTCGCAGGATGGCGCGGTCGTCGGCGTGTCCTGGAGCAACGTCGGTGCCCAGGTTGAAGATCAGCGTGCAGGTCATTTCGTCCTGATCGATGAAGCCTCGGGCACCTGGCACCGCCCGGTCTGCAACATACGTGCTGAAATCAGCCAGCGAGTGAGTGGAGTAGATGCCACGGAAGCGGCTGCGACCGGCCTGCCATTTTTCGAGAGCGACCACCTCGCAGCCTTCGGGCAGAACAATAGTAGGCGTTTGCGTCGCCAGCGCTTTGCCACTTGCTTCGAGCGCGGTGTCGGTGATGAGCTGGATCGCTTCTTTGGTTAGAGACATTGTTCAGTTCCTTGATGGTCGAGCGGTTAGGTGCGGGGAGTGATAGGGGCTTGTTCGCGGCTGAAGAGCTGATCGTGCTTCTCCGCGAAGAGGGTGATCTTTCCGCCAGAGCCGACATGCATCGGCGTATCCAGGCTGGTGTTCTCGCTGCGGGTGCCGCGCTTGGTCGGAACCTTGTAGTCGAGCTTGTGCTTGATCTTCACCTGGCTGGATTCACCGATCTGGCTGAAGTCCAGGGTGATCACCAGCTTGCCGACTTTGCCGTGATCCACGACGCCGGCGGCGACTTCGGAAAGGGCGTGGCCGATTTGGCTGGCGAATGCGCCGCCGTTCAGCTCTTCGAGGAACTCGGCGGTATCTGTTGCGATTGGCATGGCGGTTTCTCCGGGATGGCTTTAAGGCCGCTTGGCGGAAGGTTGAGCTGTGGTTGTCGAAGGCGCTGGCGCACCTGGTTGTTGATTCGTCTCATGCGGCTCTCTGCTGGCCCCAGACACCCACGGCGTCGAATACCCGGGCGGCCTGTTCTTCAGTCAGGGATACATCGGCGGGAATGGCGATCCAGCCCGACGCGACCCGTTGATTCGGATTGCTCTCGGCAACCAGATCCTTGTAGGTTTCCTCGATCACGTCTTCGAGGTGCGCTGCCAGATAGTTGCCTTGTGGCGCAACCTCGACCGACTTGGTGTAGCGGTGCCCACGTTGATCGCGGCACTGGACGCTGATGTAGATCGTCCAGCGGTGGGCAAAGTCGCAGACCGCGTCGGCGATGCGCTGGCCGGGCGGGATGTTCTTGCAGTTCTTCCAGTTGATCATGCCTTGGCGACCGCTGGGATCGATGTTCACCACTGCAACGTGGTTGGTGTTGAGCAGCGCCCGACACGATCGCTCGACTCGGGCGCGCATGTTGTTGGGTTTGCGCTTACTCATAGCGCCTCCGTGATCCGCCGTAGCGCAATGCGATCAGCCGCTGAGATGGCGGGGCGCCGGCGCTTGAGCACTGTTTCGGGATCGATCTTTGTCGAGCGCTCCGCCGGTAGCGGATTGATTTGAGCGGGCTCCGATCTGGTGAAGCGCCCGCCGGCCGCCAGGTGTTGCTCGACCTGGCTGGAAAGCTCCAGCGCTTTTTCACGCCGGAACTCGATGTCGTATTTAAGGTTGCTGATCATGCAGCTACCTTCACCAGCCTCACACCGGCCATGCTGAACTTGTCGCCCTGGGCGGCGACCATCGCATTGAGCGCTTCCCAGTCGACGGTCAGCACAGAGATAGGCGCCTGACCATAAGCCACGGCTTTGACCAGTTCCTCCAGATCGAACACTTCGGCTTGAAGGCGCGCCGCCTGTTGCGCTGGCGCGGTCACCGACTTGGAAGCAGTCTGCGCTACCGGTGCGGGCTTGATTGGGGCCGGCGTCACAACTGGCGCAGGTTCAGCGACAGGTTCGACCACTTGCTTCGCCTTGGCTTCGTCCTCGATCCTTTGCAGCTCTTCCTTTCGGATTTGCTCGCGCTGGGCTTCGGCTTTCTCTTCTTCGGCTTTCTGGTGCTCTGAGATCCGAACCTTGATCAGCGCGACCAGATCGTCGTTGGCTTTCATCACCAGTTGCTGCACGTCGTTGAAGAGGAACATGTAGTCGACGGCGAGCTCGTCCAGGCTGGCCAAGTTGTTCCGGATGCTGTCGCCGATCTGGCTGGCATCAATCTTCGCCCGGGCCAGTTCGGTATCAACCGCATCTTGCAGGCTGGCGATGGTGCGCTTGTTCTTCATGGCGCCCGCGAAATCTGCGGTCACCGCTGGCAGGGTCACTTTGCCCAGGGTCTTGTTGATCGCCGTGACGTGATCAGTAAGGGCCTGCTCAGCTTTCTGCTTGATGTTGGTCTTCACCAGCAGCTCTTGAGCCTTCACCAGCTTGTCGACCTTCAGGCGAGTTTCGCGGGCGTGCGCGCTGATCCGATCCAGAGACGAAAACAACTCATCGATGGACTGTGTTTGCGACAGCGCCTGCTTCTTCGCAGCGGCTACGGCTTCTTCGACATCACCGCACCACTTCACAGCCTTCTTGGCGTCGGCGAAGTCCTGGTCGGTGGTCAGCGTTGTTTTGACTGAGTCGATGACCGCAAGGGCCGATTGCTCGAACACCTTTAGGTTGCTGGCGGTAACCATCCCGGTCAGCTCAATGCGTAGCGCTGGCAACTCGTCGGGCGCCTTGCCGACGACAATTGACGGAGTGTCGGCCATTTCGAAGTTCAGCAGGTCAGCCTCAAACTGCTTCCAGCCTTCAACCAGTTGCTCGGCGCGGCCGGCGACCGGGCGATACTCCATGCTGACGAAGTTCTCGGCGGTGCCGTCCGAGCAAACGAAAATCACACGCTCGGCGCCGCTCACCAGCAACTGTTGCTCAAGCTGCCAGTAGTAGTGGGGGGCGAGGTCTTCAGCCTTCACCTGGGCAGCCAGCGATTCGTTCCAAAGCTTGTGTTCGAACAGTGTCTCGACAAGCATGGTTGCGCCGTCCATGGATGCCAGTAGATTGCCCTCGGTACCCACGACCGGATACAGCTCTTCACCGATCATGACTTCCACTAAGGGGCGAGCCAGCGCCTCGGTAGCGTGACCCTTATCGAAGATGTATTGCTGCGCAGGCGTTACATCCTGCGCGATGCCGGTCTTCTTCAGAGTGAGAAGCTCGGTGCGGGTCTGGTACTTCGAGGCACCCATCATTGCTGGGGCTTCGGAAGCTGTGAAGTGCTGAGCCCGCAGTGCGTGCCACTCGGCGGAGCCTTGAGCTACGTTGTGAATTTTCATGCGGCGTCTCCATCGAGGGCTTTGAGGTTGGTGATGGTCGTGATCTGCGCCTGGCTCAGCGTGTACTTGCTGCTGATGGTCGAGATCAGGTGTTCCGGGCTGGTGCGGCCCGAGTCGATCAGGGGCTGCCATTTGGCGACGTTTTCGGTCAGCAGATCATCGGGGTAGTCCGGGAGAGTTGTCGGTGCGTCGATCTTCGAAACACTGGCGAGTGGCTGGCTGTTGTCCCGCTCTTTCGGCATGTCCTGCAGCTCTTCGGCGACCGGCATGCCGCGTAGGACGTCAGGGAATACGTCGCGCAAGGCAAAGGCCCGGGCGCGCATCTGGCGCATGCGCTTTGGGTGCTGAGTCCAAGGTCCGGCCTTGCCAACGAGACCAGCCGTCTTCGCGTCATCCATCGTGTAGATGCGAACTTGCTCGTTCTCGCCGCGGCGCTTCACTCGGCAAGTGGCGGTGTGGCCGTCGTCTTCCTCGTACACGTACTCGCAAAGAGGGGATCCGCGCACCAGGGCAATGACTGCATCACCCCAGAGCGCCGGGCGACCATTGATGACCGCGATGTTCTGCATCGCTTGCAGCGGTTGCAGGCCCAGCTCCAACCCCCACTGGATTGCCACTAGGATGTTGCCCGGGTTGCCGAGGAATTCTTTCGGCACGATCGTCGACTTGGCCAGGATGTCGGCAAAGGCCATTGCCTCGGTAAGCGACGACGGGGTCAGGCTGAAACTTTGCTTTGTGGTTAATTCGGACACGACAGAATCCTTGCCGCGATGCACGCAGCGTTTGAAGGTGTTGGGTTATTGAGTGATCTGGCCGGAGTAAGCGCTTGCCAGCATCCAGGCAGTGAAAAGCAGAAGGGTGATGGCAGAGCCGCGCCAGAACCAGAAGCGCTTGGCGCGTTGGTAGGAGGTCACTTGGTAGCCTCTCTGATCTTCGCAGCAGCCCTAACTATGGCCCTGCATATGGCAGACTCAGAGCGTCCGCCGACCACGTCCTCACAAGCCTGACCATCGTCGTGATAAGCCTGAACCCATCCCGTCTGAAACCCGCGCTCAGTCACCACGTTCATGTCGACGCTTATCCCCAAGCGCGCCTGAAGAAGGAATGCATGCCCGGTGTTGAAGTCGAGCGGACTAAAAAAACCGCATGAGAATGCGTGACTGCTGAGGCATACATAACCATTTTTATTGGGGTAGTGACCGTTACAGCTCAGTCCGGCAGCCTCGGCAGCGAGGTAAAGCATTTCGCGATCATCCATGACGAACCCTCACCGCAATCCGACCGCCCTTCATGGTCGCGGCCAGGCGCAGCGGCAGGTTGGCGACCAGTTCGTCGCGCTTGCGACCGATCACCTCATTGAAGGGAAGTCCGAAGCCGAGCAGGGCGATCTTGCGTTCGATCTCGTCGAGCTGCTCGTCGATCAGGGTTTTGACTGGTGGTGTGGTCATGCTGCTACCTCTTGCTTGATCGATGCGTTGTAGTCGGCGTAGATCTGATCAATGCGCGCCCGGTAACAGCGATGCTCCTCCTCACTGATTGCGTGGAGCAGGAAGGCGAGGGTGATGGCTGAAGTCGCTGCAGCGCTGGCGTTCGGCTTGCCGAGGTCGCGGATCATGTTGTTGATTTCACCCTCGATCCA